AGTTCCTCACCCGCACGTAGGCCGGTGTCGGGGGAAGGACCCAAGTACTCCCCCCGGGGTGGGTGCCCATGCATTGAGGCTTCTTGGCAGCCCCGCTGTGAGGCGTTCGTGTTGATCGCCGCTTGCCCCTCGCGGTGTTCGCTTCCTTCTTCCAGCGCCTCGGCAATAGCGCACGCATCCACTGGTCCGTATCGTCCTCTTGAATCCAGCTCATCCCATCACCCTGCAGCACACGTGTGAACGTCCACGATGGGCTCATCAGGGAACGATTCAGGATGCTATCGCCAGGCCATGCATCACATGGATCGATCCCTGGTGGCCATAGGCGAGCCCTGTTCTTGCTCCTGTCGATCATGGGTCCAACCTCACCAAGCGCCCATAGATGCTGCTTGCCTTCAGCCAGCCGTTGACGCCCCCTCGGTTGTTGCCGATTAGGTAGCGATCGCCCTGGACCTCCTGCACGAGGTGGAGGTAATACTGCGCCGCTCCCACCTTGCACAACACCACGTCCCCCGGGATGAGACAGCAGTGGTCAGGGGAAAGCGGCTCAACCGTGCACAGCTGCCCGGACTTGATCCGCGGCGCCATGGAGTTGCCGCTAGGCCTAAAGGAGACGGTCTTGCCCGCCATGAGCTGTTTGACATAGGGAGTGGCCCAGCTCATCAGTGCACCCTCGGCGGCTTGCTAGGGCCCGTGGCTGATGGATGGTCCGTGTCCCTTTTCAGGTGGGCACATAAGCTGTCCACCGCGGCCACAGCAGCCTTCACCGATTGCTTGCGCTCGCGGGACGCAACCCACAACCATGTGGCAGTGCTCCCGAGCATGACGGCAACCTTCCACCACGAAAATGACCCTGGCGTGAGCACGCCAAGCCACGCACAAGCGATCCATCCAAGCCAGAAGCTTGACCAGCGAATGAGCCCTCCCTTGATGCGCAGGACGTTGTGAAAAGATGCCTCGGCACTCATCGGTGGCACTTTCCACCCGCAAGGGCGTGAGCAAGTAGCTCGGCCTGAGCTCTATCGCGACGCTCCTTGTAGGCTTCCAGTGTCTCTGGATCGGGCGCGTCCGACCGGTCCTCCTCGCACCGCGCTTTGCTCATGCGATAGCGGCGCGTGGATTCCTCGAGTGTTTGAGCGAGATCTATAAGCTTCATGGCCCAGATCGCACTCTCGGGCGTCTTGAAATTTGCCGTCACAGTGACTTCGGGCTTCGTGTCGTTCGAATACATGTTCTATTTCTCCCTCCGCATGGCCAACTCATCGCACACGTGATCACGCCTGAAAGCGTCGACGGCTGGATACGGTTGACCGTCGCAGTGGAAGCAGTTAGCGAGGCTTTCGCCGCAAACCTTGCACGTAAAATGAGCGCACTGGCTCGCGTGCCGTTCTTCGCCACACCTCGCGCACTTCATGACTTCGCCTCATCAGCAGCGACTGGCAGATCGAAATCTCTACTGAAACGCAGGCCACACCAGCTCAGGCTGCCATCTGGGCTGTTAAGAGTTGCCACTGCGAGGCCTTCAGCGATGGCATTAAAGAGGCTAGCGGAAGCACCTCGCTTGACTCTCCTCTCTATCGCGTCACCACGCGAGATCTTCTCAGCGCAAGCGGCCGCCCGTTCCTTCAGCGTTTCAAACGACGCCGTCCGGTGGCGCTCCATCCACATCGGCACCGCTATCTGAAGCATGGGCATAAGCGCAGGATCGGCCGCTTCGCGAAACGCAAGCTCGCGATCCAGCTGCGCATCCTCCGCTTCCGCCTCTGTTGCTTTCATGCATCCCGTCGGAAGGGGCGGCTCTTTGTCCTTCGTCATGGCGAACGGCATTTGCTCTGCGTGCTTCAGTCGCGCTCTTATCTTTTTGCGGCCGCCAACGACCCGGCCCACCAGGTTCTTCTTCCTACTGGCCCTGTTGCCCATGCCCATCTCCTCCCAAGGTCTTCTCCCGAGGCTTAAAAGGCCTCTTGCGCTTGCTCGGGTCCTCTCGTAGGGCGCGTTGGGCGGCCAGGATCTTCTCTCGCTTGGCCGCGTAATACTTTGCACCGTAGGCCTTGTTGTAGGCCGAGACCTTGTCTTTGTTGCGCTTCGCCCACACCGCGCGAGACTCGCGCTTCCGACGCTTGCGCTCCTCTGGAGGCATCGCAGTCCGACGCGGCGGAATCCCTTTTCTTCGGCGCCTGGCACGCTCCGTGAGGCGTATTCGCTCCCTGTTCCTGGTGGCCCACATCTTGTCAACAAAGGCCTTGTAGAGCTTGTACGCCGGCCCCAGCTCCTCCCTCCAGCGCCGCCAGAACTCTGTTCCGCTCTCAATCGTGACGAGCAGAGGGTCGGGTCCGAACTCTGCAAACGCCAGGCGCCTGGTTGGAGCGTATCCCTGCGCCTCCTCAAACAGCTCGGCCACTTCTAGCGTTCTGCTCATCATCTGACCACCCATTCCAAGCAACCCGCGATCGTCATCGCGAACGCTTCAATCAGGAGGCCCGTTAGGAGGCCCCAGCCCAGGTATACGATCGGCTTCATCTGGCCCCCGTCAGGTACAAGAACCAACCAACGGCAGCCGCAGCCAGCGTTAAGGCGCAGAGGATCGTGCGCGCGAAATCAAGATCTCCGATCCGCCCCTGGATCTCCATTAGATCCGGGTCAAATGGCGGCAACGGTCGTACCGCAAGCATCTCGTCTGCCATGCGTTCGCAATCAGCCCAGTAGGCCTCAAACGGCGTTTGCAGTGCCTTTCGCTCGTCCGCCTCCTGCATCTCGCGCATTGATCTGGGGAGCAGGGTTGGGGTCGGCGCGGGCGGAGGCTCTCGCTTGCGCGGCGGCGGTTCAGGCCAAGGGTCTAACTGGTACTTGTTCAGCGCTCGATCGCTCCACAGTCGGTCGCCGCTTGGGCATGGCACGGCCGGAGGCTTTCCCTGATCCCCAATTGCCGGCATCCTTGGATATTGCGTCGGCCTCATGGAGTGGGCTCCAATTCATCAACGGTGGAACAGATCCCAATGCCACTGGCAAAGGTATGGAGCCCGAAGGGTAGGCTCATGCCCACGGGCAACAGCCACAGGTGATAGAGGTTCGCCTGATCCACCACCTCGGTTACGCGCGGATAGACCTGCACCGCCACTCTCTCTGATCCGAACAGCTCGTTTTTGATGCGCTGGAGATCACGCCAGGGTGGCTCCCGCTCCTCATGTTCCCTCACGATCGCGTGGGTCACTTGGCCCCAATCCGTCTCCACGTGATAGACCTGCACCGAATAGAAGTCGTTCAGGTATGCCGTCTGGAGGTTGCGCCAGGTGGTCGCCAGGGCCACTCCGCCTCCCTCAGCGGCCAGTTGCGCGCGGTTCTTTGATTGCCACTCCCAGGACTTGCGTGCACGCGCGGTCGATAGGCCGGCTCTTCGCTGTTGTCGGTTCATGGCGCCTCGCCCTCCCGTTTCGCCAGCCACGCCTCATGCGCGGCGATTAGGGCCTTGATTGCGTTGAGGGGGATAGTCTCGGTGCCGCTGTCATCCGCTTGTATGTCCAGCCATTCGACGCCAGTTGAAATGCAAAGGCGCTTATTGAAAAGGTCAGGCCCCTGGAAGCCGTCATAATCATCGAGCACCCATTCCCCAATCCGCTTCTGGCTCATGGCGCCTTCCCTTCGTTGTAGGCGTGACGTTCCAGCGCATTCAGCGCGTCAGCCGCCGCGCTCCTCGTATCAACCATGGGAGACGCGTTAGCCAATAGCACCGCCTCCCGATACGCATCGGCCAACTCAACGAGCTTGAGCATCCAAGCTTCGCGGAACTGGCTGGGCCCCAAGTCATTGTAAAACCCATGTTGATTTGCGGGCGGGATTGGCCTGTCGTCCGAGCCCACTCCTGTACATTCACCTTCGCAGGTCATGTCGTGACACCGGCCGTGATGCACACTCACGGCCTCCACCCCTTGGGACGCACGCGCACGTCTTCGGTGGAGCTGCTATCTGTCCGCTCAGACACCCAACTCCATTTGCCATTGTGACGTACAGCCATCTTCTTCCCTCTCTCCACCCACCAGAACCACCCCTCCTTGTCCTCCTCCCACTCGACGCCGTTTGATGGGGCGGGCTCGCCTGGGTTCGCGTTGTCATTGCTTAAATCGACTATCTTTGCTTCGAGCTGTTTGACTACCTTGCGCAGCTCCAGCACCTCGAGCCAGCCTAAGTCCGCGAGCCCACGTTTCAGCTCGTCCCGCTCGGCCTCGAGCGCCTTGACCTTGTCGCGCAGATCAGAGTTCTCGCGCATAGCAATCGCGCGCAGGCGCTCCTCTGTTTCAAGGCAATTGGTTTTGTTTTCAAGCTCTGCGATACGCATGCAAGCGCCTTTGTATTTGCGCTCCAAGTCCTCCTCCCGCTTCGAGGGCGCAAACGCGAGCCACATGGTACCCACGGGCAAGAGCGCCGAGGCTTCCAATGACGAGTAGCCATTGTCGTCATCCCAGGCGAGGAACCATTTTCTCTCATCATCCGGATTTTGATGGTCCAGTATCGTCGGCACTGTCGCCTTGACGAACCCATCCGGCGGGACCTCGGCGTCAAGCTCGTCGTTGCGCTTGTCGCATTCTTGCTGGGCGAGGGTTGCCGCTTCGCCAAAGGAGGACGCAAATACAGCCGGATCGATCAGGACTTCGCCCGCTCTGGCGAGCCTCCAGAGATAACGGCCTTCTCCGCATTCGTTCACCCGGTCCACTCGCCACTTATCCACGTTCGTTTCGCTCATCGCTGCGGCCCGGTGATCAGCGCCCAATGTGTCGCAAAAGCAAACTCAGGGCTTAAGCGATTCCCTTGCACGGCCTGGCCATGGACCAGCAACCAGACCCTCGTGTCGTCGGTCGGCGCGGTTCCGATCAGGTTCCAAGAAATCCCGGGATCGGCCTCGGGAATGTTTTGCCGGAACGTTATGTCGGGATCCCCTGATTCGGGCCGCTCGAAGAAACTGATCTCGCGGTGTTCGCCTCTAAATGCCATTACTCGATCCTCGCTTTCGACAACGCTGGCAACATCTCGTACGCCCCAGGGCCAAGCCTCTTGAACGTGTCCATGAAAGACTTAAGGCCGCGGTCCGCCACCAGCTGCGCGCGCCCGGGCTGCAGCAAGGCATCAACGGGCCGAGATCCAAAGGGGGCTCTGATTGGCAACCTGCTTACGAGGCCGCTCTTCCGACGCCGTCCGCCTTTCGCTCCGGCACCCTTCACGCGGACAAAGACGCCCTTGTGGCCGCTGCGCATCGTTGCGATAAAGCCGCTCTTGATCAGCGTGGCGCCGCCGCCCTTGTTGATCTTCACCGACACACCCTGCTTGTTTTGCCGATGGGGATAGGCCGCGAGCCGCACGATCCCGCCACTGAAGTTGACCGCCCATGATGCCGGAGCTCCACCCACCACACGCCGCGGGCGCTGTATGTGGATCGCCTTCGCCACGTCCTTCGCCTTGATGTTCTTCTTCTCGCGGATCCGCTTCTTGGCCTCGGCCCTCATGTCACGGAGGGCCGTGGAGCCGGCGCGCTTAAGGGCTGTTGTGATGCTGACTGCTTTGGATTCCATGGCTTATCTCCCTATCTTCGATCTCGACTCCCTGTGCGATCAGAACGCCTGCGATATCGGGAGGCGTCCATCCCGTGGGCTTGCGTTGCTTCCCCTGGATGATTGGGCCGCCCGCCTTGGCAAGATTTGAGCGATGCACCTCATTCCAAAACGGTCTGGGATCAAGGCGCAGGGACGTGAACGCCCGTGCTATCTGCTTGAGGAGGTCATCCAGGAGATCAAACCGCTGGAAGGCCCAACCCCGGTTGTATTCCACGTACATTACGGACACGATCGCGCGGCCGTCTGACTCGACCGCTCGCAGCTCATCAGAGCAGCGGATAGTGAAGGGGGCCGTGTGGCGGTAGGAGCCGCTCGCTATGATCTCCATGAACCGCGAGTCAGCCACCATGCCGGCCACATCGAAGGCCCCGAGCGTGATGTATGCCAGGTCGATCAGAGCATCAATGATCTCGATCAGGTCGTGTCTATTGTGAGCCACGGCCAACTCGCCCACCTCCTCATCAAGGAGCCGCGCGCGCAGCTCGAGCCTTGCCCCCGAGAGTGGCATAGGCGCGGCGTAGTTGCCGCTCTCAAGCCCGAGCGCCAGGTGGAAGGTCTGGACGTTGCGCTGCCATGTGGTGAGGTTCATTTGCCGGCCTTTCGCTTGGCCCAGTAGCCGCTGAGGTACTCAACGGGCGCGGTGTTCAAGAATCCACCTTTATCGACGTACACAGCCAATGGTCGGCCCTGTGCAGCCCCCGCCGGCTCCGCCTCCTCGAACGTCCGGACTTCCTCCCAGACGTCCAGGAATATGCGGGGCTCCCAGATTTCGCGGTATTTGAAGTCCCCGGCGTTGCTGTCGATAAACCCGCATTCGATGACCCAATGGCCCTTGAACAGAACCAGAAGCCCACCCTGGTCGTCCCAACGGAGGGGCCAGATAGACTCGCCAGCGGTGTCAACATTGAACCGTTCCACCTTCTTGCCCGCAATCAACGCCTTTATCGCTTCACCGCGAGTCATCGCAGGGCCTCCAGTAAGCTGTCTTGAAAGATGGGCAGGGCTCTTTCCACGTGAAACACGGGCGGTCGCTTTACCTCCGGAGCGCCAAGGAGCGCGCGCATTGCCTGCGCCGTGATGCAGTCGCCATTGTGCTCTGCACGAGCAACCTGCTTGTCTGCGTCCATGTCTGGGTTCCAGCCAACCAGCTCGCAGCCGCATTCGCCGCATACTGGAGTCCCGTCCAGCGTTTCATCCACGCACCCATCAACCACGCCCTTTGCGAAGTCCTCAAACACGCTCAGCCGCGCTTCTAGCGTCTTAACGTGCTCGCGATGATCGAGGAGTATGTTTCGGCGATCGCAGTCCGCCTTGGCCAGCTCCCATACGCGCTCGATTGGTGTACCCGGGGGCACCCCTGAGATCACGCGAGTGTTGTCACCGCAGGCCAACACATAGGCTGGCATGTCGCCCACCACCTGAACGATCTTCCACCTGTCCATCTAGTTTCCTTTCACCGGGAGCATGAGAGGGCCGATCCGTTTGATCAGCTCCGCCCTCTCTCGTTCGATTGCTGTGCGCATAGCTGTGTCGCTTGCGCCGAAGATGACCGCGTTGGCCTCAATGTGTTGCCTTAGGGCCGTGAACAGGCTCCGCTCATAAGAGCGCTCCTGCTGAGACAATTGCTCGAAGTACATTTCGTAATGCCTGAGGATCCAAACCACGAGCATCTCGCCCTCGAGCGATTTCACTGGCGCTTGCCTTTGCACTTCTTGCGCTTGGCTTGGATGCGATCCGCTATGGCTTCAACCAGGCGAACAGCGGCGGCCGACAGCGCTGCGATCAGCACAGCTTCCGCCACCTCCTTACGCCCGGAAGCCTCCATCACTTGATCCCTTTACCTCTGGTCATGCCCACCAGCGTCACTGGATCGATCACAAGCGGTGCGCCCCTATTGCTCACCATTGGCCGCTCGGCCGTGTCGGCCCCAGCCATCTGATCTTTCAGCCGCTGGTTTTCCTCCTCGATAGTGGCCAACTGCTTTCGCAGCTCCTCGTTTTCTCGCTCGAGCTTTCCTGCTGCGCCTGTCTTTTTGGTCGTCATGAACACTCCTTGATTTCCTTCAGTTGCTGCGCCAGGCATGCCAGCTCAGCGGAACCCGTGGCCTGTGCGCGTGACTCCACGTGTGCGATCATCGTGTCAACGAGAGATGCGAGGCGATGCGCTTCTGCTTGGTGAAACAGGACCGCCATGATCTCCGACATTTGATCGTCGCAAGCTATTTTTTGTTTGCTCATCGCTGTGTCCTCTTCACGCCGAATGCAGCCATCAATCTTTGCGGATGAGCCGTTGCACTCGAACGTGGGGAGGAATCGGGTAGACCTCCGCGTACCCAAGCCGCTCCACCGAGTCGCGAATGCGCTCGTACAAGGACTGTTGAACCGTCCGACCTGTGTAGACTCGATCGACCGTGGGAAGGGAAACATGCGCATCAACCGCTATCGCCATCCGCGCATGCGGAGTCGGGGTTTCGTCTGGAGGTTGTGTGGTTCTTAGTTTTTCGACTGCCATTGGTTAGTCCTTTTCATCGCTGGTTCCGCTTTCTGTCCATCCGCCCGCGCGCACGTTGCAAGGCGTAGCGTTGCTTGTCTTTGAGGTTCAGCTGGGCGTACTCAGCGGGCGCCACTAACACAGCGTCTGCTGGATCCCACCCGCTCCGAATGCGTGACTTGATCGTGCCTTGCGGCCTGCCTGTTTCTCGCGACCACTCGGCCACGTTCTTCGTCACGCCCCCGATCGTGATCATGATGTTGTCATCCCTGATGGTCCCTCTGCGGGCCCGTGGCACCAACACCGCATCCACCGGGTCCCATCCGTTCACGAGGCGATCCTCGATGGTTTGCCGAGGCTTGCCTGTATCCCGGGCCCACTGCGTGACACTCTTCGTTATCCCGTTGACCGTGATCAAGACGCTATCGCTGCGTATGCGCCTCATGAAAAAGTGCCGCCCGGTTCTCGTCCGTATCCCACGCGCAGCGGTTCAACATTCGATGCACGTGCTCCTGGCCCGGGCGGCAAAAACATTTGTTAACCACGTCCCTTTGGTTCAGCCGTGCGAAGGCTTTGAGAACCGCATGCGGTGAAGGCTCCCGACTCGGTGATGCGGTCGATCACACGCTCGCCGTAGCGCTCGGAGAATGCCTCATATCCCAGGTTCGTGGTGATGACGGTCGGCAGCCGCGCCGCATGTCGCGCGTTGATCACCTCGTCAAACAGCGACGTGAAGGCGCCCTTCGCGTCGTTGTACTCGGTCCCCAGGTCGTCGATGACCAGCCTGCGCACACGAAGCAGCGGGTTAATCACTTTGTCATCGTAGCGATCAAGTCGTGCGAGCGCTGGCGCGCTGATGAAGCGAGCGGATGGGGCGTTGTTGGAAGTACGCATGACCTCCTCACGCAGCCATTCCACAGCCGCAAGGGTCTTGCCGCATCCGCAGTCGCCATAAAGCACGACGGTCCCAGTCGCTTTTGCGCACGCTGTTCGCGCCGTGGTGGGGCGCAACGTGAGCTTCTTCAGTGCTTCTTTGTGGCGTGGCGGCGCTTCAAAGCGGCCCCACTGGGCTGCCTTTGCTTTTTCGTCATCCTCGGCGCTCTCCCAGCTGTTGCCAGGAGGCAGTTTTTCAGGAAACACGGACTCGGATTCGGTGGTCATGGCGTGGCTCTCCGGTTGCTGCGAAGCTTGTTCAGGTCCAGTGGACCCTCGGGTGTGGCGGCGTGCTCGGCTGAGAAATCCTCGGCGCGGGTGTGGCCCACGCGGCGGACTGTGGCCTTGGCGGTGAGCCAGTGCATTGGCGTCTTCGCCCACTTGGCGATCGGGAACCCTCGGTCGGCGTCCCACTGGTCACCGCGCTGGAGGTAGGCCCCATATGCGGCCTCTACGTCCTGGCAAATCTCGAGGGCATGGAACAGCAGGCTTTCCACCTCGCGGCCCTGCATGCGGCTGATCGGGTCCAGCTTTCGCTTCGCCCGAGCGGCGTTGACCTCGCGGATGCAACGGTCCAGCGGGGGGTCGGAACTGTGAAGAACCGGAGCTGGTGGGGCTGGAGGGACCGGGGGGGAGGGGTCGCGTGTGTTCTCCTGCTCCTGCTCTTGTTCCTGTTCTTTCTCTTGTTCCTGTTCTTGTTCCTGAGTGATCGGAGTTGGGTTTGGGGGTCCGATCAGGGCTGTTTCGAGTTGGGTTTGGGGGTCCGGAATAGGGTATGCGATAGGGTATCCGATACCCTTTGCGGCGGGTCTCCCTCCGGCGCGGGAATACCGTACCTCGAAGGCTTCACGCACGAGCTGCGGCGCCGTGTCGACCACCGCCCATACGTGTTTCCAGGCGTTGGGATTTGTGGCCTGTTCGTCGGCGGCTTCAATCAGCCAAAGCACCTCGTCGTCCTCGAAGTACTTGCACAGGCCGCGCTGCTCGAGCTCCGCGATACCGCTCCGGACCTGCTCGGCGGTCATGGCTCCAACCTTCGCCATCAGGCGCTCGCTTCGCTGCAGCACGCCCGCGATGTTGGACAATAGCGCCTGGTTCCATAGGCACTGTGCGAAAGGGGAGAGCCCCGCAGTCTTCGGGTGCACGAAGAAGTCGCTTCTCTTCGTTCTGTAGCTGATGTTGGCGGCCATCAGTTGAGCCTTCCTTGGTGTGTAGAAAAGGAGCTCACGACCCACCCAGACACCAGAGCGCCGCGGGTCTCATGTCTGCACACGCCAATGATTGGCACGAGGGCCAGCGCCCTTGTGTTGTGCCGGAGGGATCCGAACCAACCCCCATCGCGGTCTTGGCGCCTGCCGCAGCAATGTTTTTCGGTAGGCAACGTGTGCTGTGTCATGGTCGTGAGCAAAATCATTGGGGCCCGCCGTTCTTCTGCGCGGCGCGTACATCGCTCATCAGCTGCAGATGCTTCGCCACCAGGTCTCTCGTTTCCTCCAGCAGGCGCTTCCCTTCGGGGCACAAATCGAAGGGGCTCCTCAGGCACCGCGCGCATGCATCGAGGTGATCGTTAAAGGGCTCGCTGGGTGTAAGCTTCATGCGAACGAAACCCCCGCGACGATCTCGCCGGCAGTTGCATGTTCAGCCTCTGATGCTCCATTGAGCACCGTCCAGACACTGCTAGCGTGACGCTGGAACACCTTCGCGATCGCCTTGGCGTTGCCCCATTGCTTGTAAAGGGCGACGATAGCCACACGCCGAGCACGCATAGTCGGAGAGCTGTAAGGAAGGACGCCACGCGTGGATTGGAACGTGAGATCCTCAGCACAGACGCCGTACGCGGCCGCAACGGCTTGCATGATGGCCACTGTTTCCGGCTTAGCGGCGATGTCTAGTGAAGGGCGGGCGCGCTTCGTCATGCTGCCCCCTTTTCAGATCGATCCTTCGCGCCCGACTTTGATAACCTCTTCTTGATCTCCGCGATCGCGGTCTCAGTCTTGACCAGCTGACGCGCGAGCGCGGTCGTCTGCTTCTCCAAAGCGGCCAATGCGGTCTCGATCCCCTTCTTCCTTTTCTTCTTCACCTTGAGGAGCGCGGCGACACGCACTTCTTTCGGCGTTGAGCCCAACATCACCAATTGGCCGTGTTCCCGCGGCTCCTTCGGCAGGACGATCCAGCAATAGTCAGAGGCATCAGTCTTGCCGTCGGCCGTGTAGCTTGGTCGATTGGGCAAGACATAGACGTCAGGCGAACCAACGTCTTTCCACAGCTGCACACGCTCCTCGCTAGCTAAGAACCCCTGACGCACCAGCCAGGCCGAGGTGGCGTTGGGAAACTTAGCCCTCGCAGCTCTTATGAACTCTTCCGCCTTGATGTACGGCGGGTTCGTGATGATCGTGGAGACCACCTCGGGAAGGAAGAGCTCCGGGGCCGCTAGGAAGTCACCGATCTTCACAGTGTCGAATAGGCCTGAGAGCACGTCGTACTCTTTGGCTCGGCATTCGATCGCGGTCGCGCGGTCCCACGTGAGACCTCGGCCACGCAGCGCGCGCATGATCGCTCCGTTGCCAGCACATGGCTCGACGAAATCCCCGTCAATTGGAGGTGACCACTTTTCCAGCAAGCGGTCGACGGCCCAATGAGGAGTGACGTAGAAGTCATCGGACCCGCCCCGCCTTGCACCCCTGCCGGCCGCGCTCATGGCCACACCGCCCAAATCAGGAGGCCAACGGCACCGATGATGAGGAGGGTATTCATGGTGTCCCCATCCCCGGCAACAGAAGCATGTTTCCTCGTTCCTCGTAGGAGCGATCGATCATCGGGATGACGGTCTCCCCCACGGTGCGGTTGTCTGGCAACATGATCTCGGGCAGGAACTCCCGGTCAAAGGCGGCCGGATCGTCCGCGCACATTTCGAGTTTGGCCTTCAGGCGGAGCACGAGGACGCGCCAGCGGCGCGCAAGCTCAGACTCAAACCATCCTTGGCGAACGGACTTGTATCGCTGATGGTGCGGCCACAAGTCACGGCGTTTTGCCTCGGCCTCCCACTGGGCCTCGGTGGGGTGCTTGACCTCCAGCTTCACCTTGCGGCCTTCGGCAACGAAGATGATCACCGAGACTCCGGCGACCTCCGACGTCATCAGCCCAATCTCTCTGGCCCCGTATTTCGCCAGGAGCTTTTCGGCTTCGGTGCGACTGGCCTCAGGGGTCACGGACGTGCCTTCAGCGAAGCGTTTGATTCGGCCCTTCATCGCGGGGCCCTCGCCGGGTTCAGCAGCTTTCGGAAGTGGCGCGGGGCGCTGTGGGCCGCCCACGTTTCGAGGTCATGCTCGGGTATTTTCGGGCCGCCCCACTCACGCAACTCGTCAACGCATCCAGAGGAGCAGCTGCGCTCCCGGTGGAGGACGACCACATCCGCGGAGCGCTTCATCATCTCGATGTCAAACGCCAGCCACTGCTCCTCTGTGAGGGAGGATTGGATCCCTTCACTGAGGTTGTGAGGCACAAGGGCGCGCCAGCCTGGGATCGCATTGATGCGTTCCGCGATGGCCCGCGCCTCGAGCTTGTTCCGAAGGACGCCCTCAAGGGTCGTGGCGCGGTAGGGAAAACAAACGTAGGCGACGATCACGAGGCGCCTCCGCTCTCACTAGCGGCCACCTGCCGCTGCGCGAATCGCTTCCGGGCGTCCTCAGCCAAGGTGCAGGTCCGGCACACGGTGGATTCGCCAGAGGGCGCCCGGGACGCATTGCCTCCCCGGTAGAACTTGGAGTGCCCACACTCGAGTGTCAGCTCAACAACGGGACGGCTCCACATCGTGAGCCCCGCCGCGCTGAGAGTGCCACCTTTCTCGCGGAACGTGTTCCGGGAGACAATGGCCCGCTTCACCGGCCACCGCCTTGGCGCCGTCGCTGCTTTGCGAAGTGGGCCTCTAATTGTGCACGCTGCGCGCCGTATTTTTGCGCAGCGGGATGGACTATGACATCATCGTCCCGTTCCACACATGGAGTCGCTCTTTCCCTCTTACCTCCTTTCTTCAGAGGTGCGCTACTTGGCGCAAAGGGGCGACTTGAGTCTATATTTCGGTCTGTCCCGACGCGCCGTTTGGTGCCGCTGGTAACCGCCCGGAATAATTCAGGGCCTTTTTGTAGTTCCATCGTGAGATATCCTGCTTTGGGGATAAAGAGAGCCGCTCGCAACCGCCCCTAATGGGCCGCCCAGCGCACACGGCGCGTCGTAGCAGGAATCGTCCCCAACCCTTCGCAAACGCGCAGGCAGTGGGCGACCCATCACGAGCGGCAGCAGGCGGCCGGGTTGGGGATGGCTACTTTTAGCCTCGAAGGGGCCAACCGGTCAATCGGAATCGTCCTCCTTTTTTTCGTTATCGTCTGACCGCTTTGGGCTCCTACGAAGACCTTCAAGATCCTTCATGTGGGCCATACTGGGAGGCTTGCGCACCGGAGGTTTGCGTGGTGGAGCACTGTTCCGATCCTCGATCTCCTTAGCCTGCTGCGCCAGGTGTTCGTTTTGGACGTGCAGGTAGTCGGTGGCTTGTTCTAAGTTTTCCCAGCCCATCCAATCACAAATCATCTGCGCCTCCCACCGGAGCTCAAAGCCAAGGACCGTGGCGAGGGTGTGCCGAAGCGAATACAGAATGGGCGGGCTGCCGTCCTCGCACATCGCAATCCCGCTGGCCGCGGTGGTCTTGCGCCACTGCTCATCAATCGACTGGTACGAGATGTGCTGATCAAGGGTGGTTGAATAGTTCGATGGAAACAACCAAGGGGAGTCGGGGCGTCGGATCTCCTCCAGGGCCTGCAGGCCCTCCCTAAGCAGAACGCATTCCCGCGCCACCGCTGTTTTCGCGATCTCATCGGGCACCATGAGCACGCCCTTGGCCCTGTCGTAATCTTCCCACCGAAGCTTTATTAGCTCGCCGGGGCGGATGCCCGATCCACGCATAACCGCTATCACCGCGGCGAGGTGCAGGTAGCCCTTCAGCCGCGCCGTCCTCAGCTGGAGGCTGATTTCGTCCGGGGTGAAAACGCGTAGACGTTGCTTGACCTTCCGCTTCTTCTTGTCTACCGGCATCCCTGCGAGCGGGTTCTCGTTTATCAACCCCTCGCCCTTGAGCCCGTGGAGCATGGCTATCAGCGCCCGTATTTCCACGGTCGCTGTAGCTTTGCTGATCTTCCCTCCTCGGCGGTGTTTGGTGTTTGGTTGTTTGCAGCGTTTCTCCTGGTACTCGTACACATCCGACCGCTGCAGCTCCTCAATGATCTTGTGCCCGAAGAAAGGGATCACGCTCTTCATGGCGAGCTCGATCTTTTTTCTGGTGCTATCGCGCAGCTCCCCAGCCTGAACCCTGAATTCAAGAAAGGGTCGCCACTTCTCCCATCCCTGCGCCACCGTCAGGCGAGGCCTGGGAATCGACGTGATGCCGAAGTGGGATTTGATCGCCGCGAACTCCTCCATCATTAGGCGCGTCGCGGGGTTCATCTCGTCTCCTGTCGGTCTATCCACGGCCGCACCGCCGGGCACTTCTTGTGGGTTTGGGGCATTGGCCAGCCCACCGTAAACTAACTTTGGCGTTTGGCCAAGGTTGGTCTGTCAATAACCTGACTTTCACCTCCAAAATGTTGGCGCGCAGCAGGAGCGTAACGCGCCGCGCGGACGATGCGGACTGGCATGGGAGCCGGTAATCTATTGATAAAACAGAGGCGCGGCCGATGATTTCCGATGTGCTTCGGATTTGTGTCGAGTCCGATCCTTGCACCGGCGCCAACCCCGTTGTTTGCTTTGCGAAGTCTCGACAGGGCGACGTGGATGATCGATTTTGATCTGATCGAATTTGATCAGCGCTTTGGCCTCTGCGGGTCAGCTGGTAGTCATGAGTTGTCATTCATTTCCCTACATTGTTCGGGCGAAAAGAAAGGCGCTAAACAAGCGCCGGAAGGGGAACCGATGTTCGACAGGGACGAGCTAGGAACGCTGGAGTCATGTCCTCACTGCGGCGATTGCCGGCAGTCGATGAGGGTTGACCGAAGCGGACGCATCTACCGGATCGCGTGCCGTTCCTGTAAAGCCAGCGGCCCCGTGAGCCTTACGCCTCAAGGAGCCGTGGGTTTGTGGAACATGCGCCGGGTAGATGGCGGGGGGCCGCCTCGCCGTCCGAAGCGGGCGACCTGATCTGGAGGTGTTTAGGCGATCACCCCCTCGCCGATCTTCTTCGCGGCTTGCACCAAACCTGGCAGCTCCGCTGGCTTGATCTCCTTGGGGGCGTTCACCGGGCGCCGAAGCTGGCCGCTTACCCATTCAAGGCGCGAACTTGGATCACTAAAGCCCCTCGCTTCCAGGGCCTGTGACAACTCCACCAGCGCCTGCGCCCGATCAACCGCAGCCGGCTTCATCGCTTCTCCGGATGCCCACCTGGCCAAGGCTTCGCCAATGTCTTCGTCAAGTGGCTTGCGTTCGCTGAACAGCGATCTGAACTGCTCTGGAAGCTTGATGATCGCCTTCTCTCCAAGCTCGTCCGGGTGCCACGATGGAACGCCTCCCGCTCCTGGGTGAAGCAGGCAAGACACGGTGCCTTCGTAGATCATCTCATCGCCGGCAATAGGCATCAGACCCAGCGGCTCTGGATCCTTGCCCTTGATCAGCTTGACCTTCTCTTTGGCACGGAAGCACCCAACGAGATTGATCTGCTTTTGTGTCAGGTCGTTGAGGAACTTGCGAAGCTCAGACTTCGGCCGCTGCCAGGCGAGCATCGTGCTCCGATTGCGCTTCCCCCAGTCATCACCGGCTATCCGATCTAGCTCCTGCGCGTGTGACTCAAGCGTCCCGCCTGGCCCTTCGTGCATGTGAGAGAAGGAGTCAGTAACGATCGTCTTGGCTCCCTTGTGGATGCAGTATCGAATAGCATCCATGTAATCAAGCGGACCAAAAGGCGCCTCGAATGGCACGTGATGAAACTTGAATCTGTCGGCGTAGTGAAGAGCGCGATTAGCCTCCGAGTCGATGAAATAAATATCGCCACCAGCGACCCGCTGCATGCCCGTGGCGAGCCGCAAGGCTGAGAAAGTCTTCCCGCTTCCGCTCGGGCCGAACAACCACACGAACAGCGGGACCGACGCGCGCACCGCAGGACGTGACTCGAACTTGCGATTAGAAGGGGAGAGCACTTGAGCCTCCCGCTGCAAGAATGCGATCTCCCACCCAAGGCGGCGCCACGATCTCAGTGTCGTTGTAATCAGGCCATTGGCCCGTCCGCAGGCACTGCGCCCATAGATCAATCGCACGCTGCCATTCCACGCGGCCCAGCTGGCAAAGCATCCCATCAAGCGAGACGCAGCGAGTGGCGTGCGCCGGGGTTGGCTCGGCGAACAGAAAATGAAAACCGTGGCGGCCGGCCATGTCCGGCATGAGCTTGCCCAGCGCCGAAAGGTATGCGGCCCGCTGGATGTGGTAGCCGAACTTCAGGATCGTATTTGCCAGGGCGCGGTCTGAGAGATCTTCGGAGGTCTTGAGATCCGCAATGTCGGCGCCGCGCAGATAATCGAGCCGGCCCTTGCACAACACCGGCGTGCCGTCCGTCGCCGTCTCATACCACACGAGTGTGACTTGAGTTTCGTACTCCGACAGCACGACACCACGAGCAGCGAAGCGCCCGCGGATGGTGTTTGCCTTTTCTCGCCATTCATCTAGCTGCCCTTTGCGCATCGGGATCTGACCTTCGGCTATCGCCCCGTCGCGCGCGGCCTTCGCCTCGTTAGTCCTGAACTCGGCGTAAGGGAGATCGGCAAAGGCGGCCTCACCGCCCGCCAGCAACGTGTCCAGAATCGTACCTCGCTCCATGGCCTCCGAAACTGCATGAAGCCCACCGCCTAAGAGCGGGTGCGCAGCCCACGCCGAAAGCGGGCACTCGGTCACGAGAATCTTCGCAATGGATGCGCTCAGGACGGGCGCCCCGCCGCAAGGGTCGTAATGGTAGAGGCTTGCGGGGACGTCGGTATAGACGCCCGGGCTGAGCACGATCTTGGGAGGAGGCGACGCGAGCTGCACCTCATCTAGAGGCAGCAGCTCAGCGTCACCAGTGGATTCAGACATGGGGCTCTCCTTCAGGTTGGCTTCACCTGCGAGCCGACCGCTGGCAGCCCCTCCGGATAAGCTCCGGTGGATGCGCCATACGTTCGCTGCGAAGGTGGCAGTGATTTCTTGACCACCGGAGTGAGATCAAACCGGTGGCGCTTCGGCTCCTGGGCTGGCTTCAGGAATGGAATTGTCATAATCATTCTCATTGCGTTTCCTTTGGTTTGGGGGTGTTTGGGGGTGGTTATGGGACCGCTGAGATCTCGACGGTGAGGCGTTCACGATCGCAGCTGTAGCTAGGTGGCGACTCGTAGCCCATCGCTTCCGCTCTCACCGAGTCGGACTCCATAAGGAGGTCGATGGAGCTGACAGCAACGAGCTCGGTTTGCGTTGTGTCGGCCGGGTAAGAGCTGCAGCACTGACCGCAGATGGGGCCGTCGCTGTAACGGGTTTCACAAACGGAGCAGAGGGTAAAAACGCGAGAGACAACAGCGGCGGACTTCATGCCTAAAATGTACCGCGAACCGTCCCGCGCGGCAACCGAAAACGTACCGCGCGCTTTTAAGCCCGGGTTTTCGCGGACTTGATACCGTTTGGGTAATTCTCCGGGATAGCCTTAAAGCCCCAACGACGCTCGATCAGCTTCGCCACGTGCTCTGGGATCCGTCGAGCATCCCTGTTGCGGCACCAGCTCCTTGTGCGACTTTCGTTTAGCCTCAGAGCCCCAGCCAAGGCCTCTAGGGTGCGGGGGCCGGGTGACTCTTCATCCCGCGAATACAACCATGCCTGAAGAGGGTGGAGGCTCCCTTTACGCAATTCCGCGGAACTCTTGACGGCGCTCATCTGCGCTGGGGTTAGCATGTCGGGGACAATCGTACCGCGCAACGTCCCGTCAGGCAACCGCCGAATGGCAGTGGCGTATACGCGCAGTCGTTTCGCTGCCGCCCGTGCAACGGGATCGCTGCTCGACTCAAGCCCTTCGGCCTCCGCCTCAATCTGAGCTGCGATTTCCTCCTGAGTCACGATCCTGACGCTATCACGGCTCGCGGAGGGCGCCGCATTTTCGACTTGGTCCCGCGAACACCACGCGCGAACGCCAGCGCAAGCCCTAACGCGTCCGCTGCGTCAAGCTCGGGGCGCTGGCGCATGCCGAGGGAGAGCTTCACTGCGGCTGCCACAGAGGCCTTCGGCGCGCGCCCATGGCCGGCAATCGCCAGCTTCATCTGCGTTGGAGCAATCTCATGGATGCGTTCCCACGTCACGCCCGCATCGAACAAAGGCCCCATCGCTATCCCTCGGGCTTCGCCGCCCGCAAGCGCAGCGCTGGCGTATCGATCCACGCCACCCTCCAGCACCACGTCAGTGTCGGCGACCGCGTACTCTGCAAGTGTGGCCTTGATGTCTGCATGGATCTCCTGCAGGCGCCGAAAGCGTGGCCACCCGCCCGGCGCGTGCAGGACGCCGCAGGCAACGTATACGGGGGCGCCGCTCACCACGTCGATCACCCCGAATCCGAAGGCCTCCGTTGCTTGATCAAACCCGATCACCCGCCGCATTTTATCCCCAGCTTAAAACCGTTCGCGCCTCGCCATTGGTTATGTAGCCATGCCACCCGCAGGACGACCGGCGAAAGACTCCAGGCCATAGAGTCAAGGCGTCAAGCGTGCACCCCGAGCGCTGCCACATCAACGACCACTCAGCGCGGTGCCTCTCAAACTTTCGCGGGCGCTCGTCCTCAGACGTGATCGGATTAACGAAAGGTAGATAGCAAGGGATCCCGCAACCGCACGGGCATTGAAAGGCCACACCCGCATCCACCAGCCGCCCGCGCAGCTCGGCCAGACGCTTCGCAGGAACCCCGCCGATCTTGATCATGCATGGCCCCTGCGCCGTGCCCGGCGTGAGCCGAGGCTTTAACCCACCACGAGATCGGATTGGGCGCGCTCGAGATAGAGGCGCAGGAACATGCGGCGCTCCTCCGGATCGTTCTCCCTGGACCTGCCAGCGACCTGGTCCCGGATGTCCGGATCCATCGCCGCTCTCAACGCTTGATAGTGCTCCTCGAGGATCTCTTCTTCGATGTCTTCACCCGTTTGCAGAGTTGTTCCACCGTCTACGCTTACCAGTTTTGACATGTCGTTTCTCCTTTGTTTGTGGGTCACCAGATCGGGAGGCCGAACAGGGCCACGATCCGAAGTTCTTCGAAATCCAGCTGAGACTCGGCCACAGCTTGCACGTTGTAGTTTTCGAAAATCCTAAGCGTTGCCCCTAGCGCAGGGGCAGGGCGTTTCTCGTCGGCGAGAGGGCTCACAGCAGCGCCGAGGCTGAGCGTAAGCCGCGGCCACTCCGCGTAGGTGTCATGTTGCACGCCCTCGTTTTCGGTGCGCCGGTGGTTGTCGGCCTGTTGCTCAGATGCGCTGGCGCTCTTGGCGTTCGTGGCAAGCACGCCTTGCCCGGTTGCAGTGTCCGTTTCGTCCACTTCGGCAATGGGGCCGGGGCCGGGACAGACGCACGGCTTATCCGCGGGCGCACACGAAACAACCGGGGGATGGTAAAGCGTTCGCTTGCGTTTAACTGAGGTGGGCGGCGTTACTTGCACCGAACTCACCTCCACAGCTGAGCTTGCCGAGGCGCTCGTTTTGTCTCGCGACTCGTCATTTTCTTTGTGCACCTTCACCACGTTCGGCTTGGGCGGCTCGCCTCGCACGCGCCAACCCAGCCAGCCGCCGAGGGCAAGACACGCAACGCACGCAATGAGCCAAGGCCTATGAGTTGGCAATGGAACCCTTCTCCATTGGCGACACATCGAGAAATCCTAGGATGGTTCCGAGCCTGCGCTTGCCGCGATAAACTCCGTCTCCGTCCCGAGACCCTGCCATCGAGGTGTTGCCCTCAATTGTGAGAATGTGCTGCCCTTCCACGGACACGACGAATCCGGTATGTCCGATGCGCGCCCCAGAGCTTCCTAGGCCTTTGTCGATGATGAAAATCGCGCCAGGCCGAGGCCCCGTCCTGCGATTGACAGGAGCAAGTGCCCACAGCGCCATCACCCCGGCGGTGAGCGGTATGGGCAAAGTCTTCTCTGGGATCGGGCCAACGTTGCCGGCGTCGTTATAGTTTCGCTGGTACGCCTCCAGTACGCATGTGCAAACAAATGCTGCGCACCACGCAAGGCCCGGAGGCTTCTTGACGGTCCTGAGGAAGCGCTCAACTTCGGGGCCGCGGTTGGCTCCCCCCACTTCGCGAATCCCCTCGTACTTTAATGCGATGTCAACGGGTCGGATCATCCGTTCCTCACGTTCTCGCGCAGCTCTTCCAGTTGTTCCCCAATGCGGGCAAGGTGGCGCTTCTGTTCCTCCAGAAGGAGCTCGCCGAAGTGCCCAGCCGCCGCATGCGGCAAGTCGCGTAGATTGCGATAGTGCATGCGCAAGCGCGTGCTGTGCTCCCGTGCCTCCACTAGGAAATTGGCGAGCCGCAAAAGCAACCAGCGGTTATCCGGATGCGTTCCGTCCACGCTCCTAGGCGGCCGCTCGCCGGTGCATTCGTCATCCATCGCCGCCTCCAATGTGTCTCTCAATTGACCTCGCGAGCTCGCGCAGCTCCTTCCCAGACCGCCTGATCAGCAGGCACATTCTGCGGATCTCCTCCTCGCTGCTGGGTCCGGCCACAGCATCATCCAGCCTATGAGCCAGTGATCGCAGCTTGTCCGCAGCATCATGCACTGATGACTTGATAGGATCGATCTCGACCGTATCGATTTTGTCTTGGTCACGCGTCATCGGCGCACCTTCCCCCCGTCTGCCCTCTGCGCTGCCGTAGCTTCCTTGCGAAGCTTTTCCATCTCTTCGAGTCGAATCATTTGCGTCTGGATCGTTTCCCTCAGTGACTCGTAGGCCTTCTTGTCCTCGGCCGATTGCTTGGCAACAACCGCCTTCACTTCGGCTTCGGCCGCCGAGCCGGCAAACCGCCACACCACAATTAGGAGCACAGTAAACAACGCGAACCCACCGCCGATCGCGGCGCGCCAGATCTCCAGGTGCCTTATGCGGTCCCATGCCTCGATCCGAAACTTGCTCTGGTCTTGGTTCTGAAGGTTCAAGGTGTTACGGAACTCTTCACCTTGGGCCCGCAAACGGGCATTGAAGTCCTCGGCTTGGTGGCGCAGTGCTGCCTTAAGTTCCTCCGTTGCTTTCCAGAGGTGGCGCGCCTCGCCCTTTAGTTCAATGACGCCGCTAGCGGGATCATTGTGGATCTCGTGGGGCACTGCACCTCTGTCCCGCCCTGGGATCCCGCCGCCCATTGCCATGGCCTAACACTCTTCTTTCGGCGTGGTAGAAGTTGCCTCGAAGCGCTTCAGCACCATCTCATAAACACCAAGCGACAGAAAGCCCGCCACCATTCCGACCAGCACGCGCTCGCCAACCGGCAACCTTGGCAGGTCCACCACGAAGGCGAGAATGATCCCCCATACGCAGTTTTGACTAGCAACAAAGGCTTTGAACCACTCGTGCTTGTACCAGTGCGGGCGGACCACGAGCGTCACTCGCCCAAACATTTGCATGATCGCTTGCGTGGAGACTGCGATCAGCATGAACGCCAGCGACTGGAACACCTCCGACAGGGTCAAGTAAGCACCGTGCGATATGTGACGCCACCTATGCGTTTGCACTTGCTGCGCACGCCGCCGATGTTCGTTGTCCACTCGTCGCCATCCATCGGACTCGCTGGGTCGGCTGTGAGAACGGGAGTATTGAAGTCGACGCCCGGGGTGAGCCTCCGGAGTCGTGCGCCCGTGCTAGCGCCGAGGAATATGTTCTGCCGGCTGTCGATCATTTGGCTGGCGTTGAGGTTGGCTTGGGTGATCGTCCCATCCACTGTCAGAAAATCGGCGCCCGTCCACGCAAGGTTGTTCGCTACAGCCAAGCCGAACATCACGCGACTGTAGAACCCGTTTGCCGACATGCTCACAACGACGCCCGTGTTGCCGCCGTGGCTCGATAGGCAATCGTCTATGAACAGCAACATCCCGTATTGGACAGTGTTAATTAGGACTGCGGCGGCAGATCCGAGGTTGTTAAAGTCGCAACCGCGCACGTTGCACCACATCACACCGCTGGACACCCTGACGTTAGCGCCGCCGTCGAAGTAGGCGCGGCGGATCTGCGTTATCCCATTGTTGCCGATTGTGATGATCCCGGTCCCGGCAAGAGGCGCTACAGCGATGTTCATATAGCAACCGCCTCCGATTACCGCGCTGCCCATGCACCGAATGATGGCCACGTTCGTCGTGGTAGTGCCCTTCAGAATCGCAGAGTGCGTGATATTGAATTGAGCGGACGATGCGCCGATAAGCATGTTAGGCGAAGCGTTGCACGTTACGCGCATCCCCATCCCCGAAACGCGGGAAAGGCCAAGCTCATCGTAATAGTCGTGAGCAACGCGAACGGACTGCACGTAGCCGCAGGAGAACCGGTTATGGAACTCCATAAACGACAGGTCAACCGTAAGGTCTGAGCCGCTGACAAAGGCCGTGGCAAGCGTCGTTTGTAGGCAACGGAAGCCAGCGACGTGCGCCTGAAACGTGGACGTAAACCCACTGCCGCCGCCGCCGCCCATTCCCGAGCCTGAGAAAAAGTTATCGATGATCACGCCGGGGCGCTCGATGAAGAATTGCTCCCCTTCGGCGGGCGCAATGGCGGTGGTTTCTCCAAACTGCAGCGCGGTCGTAGTGTTGTATGCGATATTGCGGCTGATGTTGGCAAGCCCGGCGGTCACAACGCCCTTGAACCGCACGCGGTAGCCAGCGATCCCAGGCAATGCAGTGAGCGTTCCTGCTGCGATGGAGATGCCGGAGGTGGTTCCGCCCGCCGCAACCGTAAATGAGCCATCGCTATTTGGCCCTTGAAGAACGATCTCTGGGGCCAGCAACTCTTTATCAGCGACAGTGCCCGCGAAATCGCGCGTGGTTCTGACGTTGTAGTAGCGGTAGTCACGGAAGGGCCGCAGATCGACGTCATCAACAACCGTCCCAGAGCCGGGGCGGTAGTAGGTCAACGACGCGCCGCTTGGGTTGCCACGCACGAGCCCAACCCACGCGCGGCCAGCGCCGAAGCGTGGGACGAGGGAAAGCATCTTCTCAATGGTCTTAACCGCCACGGCGCCGGCCGCTGTAGCGCTCACGTCGGAATAGCCAACGTTGGAGTCCGATCCGTTGATGTAGTCGCACGCGTAGTAACGGATTCCGGTTAACGCCCAGTCGGCAAGGATTGGATAGCCGGCCAAGGCATCCCCGATCTTGCGCAAGAGCTCGCCGTTGCCCACGTTCGCCCAAGCAAGCGCGACGCTCGGATGAAGCGGGTCGAACGCATCCACGGAGATCCCTGCTCCCGCCCCTAGCGACACCACGGCGGATGAAGGCAGCCCGTCAAGCTTGCTCTTATCTGCACCAGACAAGAATCCGGCGTTGCCGCCGGCCACAGCAGTAGCATGGAGGCCGCCCCCGCCACGATCCCCATGCTGAGCGTCCGACGCAAGGACGCCCACGCCAATGTCATCTGCGTTGACGACGATCGAACCATCAGCATTCGCTGCAATGCTGAACGTGCGATCTGCTGTCAGGTCACCGCCACCGACTAAGCCGCCGCCCGCTACCACTTGCCGCGAAGCCGCCACGGCAGCGGAGGGGAGGCCATCGAGCTTGCTTTTGTCTGCTCCAGACAAGAATCCCGCATTGCCGCCGGCCACTGCATCGGCGTGCAAGGAGCCGCCTCCGCGTGCGCCATGCTGCGCATCAGTAGCCAAGACGCCAACGCGAACGTCATCCGAGCTAACAACGATGGAGCCATCGGGATTCGCGACAACGTCGATGGTTCGATCTGCGGATAGGCTGCCGCCTCCCGCGAGGCCTGCACCGGCAGTGATCAGGCGGGCCGCTGTAACCTCGGCCGTCACCACCGGATGGACAGGATCGGTTGCATCAACTGAAACGCCAGCGCCCGCCACCAGATTCGCCACGACGCCCGTGGCCGTCGCGGAGATCACAGGATGCACAGGGTCCGCGCTATTGATCGCGATGCCAGCGCCTGCGCTGAGACTCGCCACCACTCCGGTGCCAGTGGCGCTGATCGTTGGGTTCACTGGGTCGCTGGCGTCAATTGCGACGCCCGGGCCAGCGTTAAGCGAAGCAACCACACCCGTTGTGGTGGCGGCAATAACAGGCAAAGCAGGGTCGGTGCCATCAACGGTGATCCCAGCTCCGGCCACAACGCCCGCGAGGATGGCCGAGCTCGTGGCGGACACGACAGGATTGCGCGGATCCATGTTGTTGACGGACACGCCAGAGCCCGCCACAACAGACTGGACCCATACCGGAAGCGGCACAGTAGCGCCTGGAATGTCGGCGGCATCAGCAGGCTGCAAGACCGTTGGGGCGGCAAGCCACTCAGAGATCGGGACCACCTGGTACCTCTCACCGTTCGGATCAAGCCACCAGACGTCGTAGTAGTACTTCTGCCCCTGAGCAAGGCCGGCCGTGTCCGACGTCACGATCACGAAGTAGGCAAGGCCTTGTTCCGCGTTCGTGATGATCGCGTCTCTGATCAGCAGCGGGGGGATCGCCACATTGGTAACGGACCGGATCGCAAGGCGCAGAATGCCATCGCTCAACACCACCGGCGATCCATTGCGTCGCTGCACCTGTGCCGCTAGCTCACCGTATGCCCCCCGGGGCCAGCGCAAAGGCTGCCGAGTTGGAACCATGAGGCCGCTGCCGAACGGTGGCGGAACCGAATGATCTTCCACTATGCAGCGAAGGAGGGACCCAGTGGCGCCCGCAGCTGCAATGGCGGCAAGCGGATCAAGCTCCGGCTCAACGGGCGGCTCGAATGGCCCCGGAGGCAATGAGGGCCCAAGCGTGGGCTGGTCTCCTGTTTCTAACACCACCGGCGCGGCGACCCACTCCGAGTGCGGCACAACCTGGTAGCGCCGCCCGGAGGCATCCAGCCACCAGACGTCATAGAAATATCGACGCCCCTCCACAAAGGCGGCAGTGTCGCCGCTGTCCAGCTGGAAAACAGCAAGACCCTGCGCCTCATTCGTGAGCGTCGCATCACGGACCAGCGCAGCTGCGCTCGTCACGTTGGTAACTTCCCTGATCGCGAGGCGGAGTATGCCTCCGGTCAACACCACGGGGGTGCCGTCCTGACGCCGCAGCCGCGCCTTCAGATCCCCGTAGGCACCGGGCGGCCAGCGAAGGTTCTGCTTTGTGGCGACCAGCAAGCCGCTATTGAAAGCGGGCGGCAATGGGTTGTCTTGCAGGATGCAATCGAGGATCATGTTGCAGCCTCAAAGATGGAGAGATCAAACCGTTGGGCGCGCTCGGCTTCCCAGACGTGAGCAAACCGAAAAGACACGCTATCGCCTTGGGGCTGAGTGATTTCGATCGTAAGGTCGAGCCTGTCGCGTCCTACGACGGCGGCTGACACGTCGATCTTGCTGGCCACGTTGTCCTCGAGCATCCACGCCAACGCTTCCTTCGCGTATTCCTGAGCGCGCTGGGACAGGTTGGCGGTGATCGTCGATCGGTCTAGCAACCACAAGCGGGACCCTATTCGGTCGCCTTGAGTCGAACTGAATGCATCACCCCACCAGCCGCGCAGATCCCCGTCGCCCGCCGGCACCGTTGACCCATCGTCCGCGCGACGGTCACTGAACAGCGAGATGATGACCGCGGTCCGAAGTCCTTCGGTCGCGAGGTATGGATCGAATGCGCTCAGACTCTCGCTCGACGAAGGCACGAGCGCCGGCAAGGCGTAGGCGGCAGACGCCTGCGCAAGGTTTCCATGCACGTCGCCAGCCCACACTTTGAACACGGGAGCCGCAGGCCAACCGCCTGGAAACGCGATCCCCAAGACCCGGTTTTCAGGAGTCCCACCGGAGCTCCCGGCCGCAAAGCGCGGAGTGAAGCTCGCGCCATCGTGAACGATCTCCCACGTCCCACCGAGAAATTGAACGGCCACAAACAGAGAAGTAATGGGGCTCGCGTCTGTGACCTGAATGGTCACGACGTCGGTCGGCGGGATAACAGCACCCGCTAGCGGCGAGAACGTGATCGCAGGTGGATCCGCATCTGCAGCGCCTGCAGGCGGCGAAAGCGACAGAAACTCTATCTGATAGGTGGCCATCAGAGTACCGCCACGCTTCCATCCCAGGAGATGGCCATGCCGCCGATGTCGCGATAGTCACCCTCGGCTTCAAGTTGATACCTGTCCGCCATCGTTCGATTGGCTGAGGTGAAATGCAGCAGCGTGCTTAGGCCCTTATATCCACCGTTGGAAAGCGGCGGACTGCTGGCCATGTAGGGCACGGCGATCAACATGTCGTTTCCAGAGTAGGGATTAACCCCAAGGGTATTTGGCGCCTGGTGACTTGGATACGCAGCAGGTGGCCTCCAGGGGATGGACTGCCAGGCGCCGTTGTTGTAACCCCACGCCCCGTAGGATCCGTCTAACGTCGCATGCTTAACGAAGGCCGATTGGGTGTTATTGATGCCGTGGTAGACGGGGCTTCCCACCTGGTCCGCTCCGTACGCGGCGAGGAACATGTAAGGATCGTCATCGCCGGGCAGCGCCATGACCGGGTCGCAGGCCAGCAACATTTGCATCCAATACGGCGACGATTGGCCAGCGCCCGCGGAAGGGTTAGCCATCACAAGCCAGCCCCATGGGGCTGCGTCGTCAACCAAAATGCTGTAGCGGATCGCCGATATGCCACCGGTAACGTATGTGGCTCCCGAGAACCCGGGGCCTGTGCCCAAAACGTTCTTTGCGTCGGTGGCAGTGGGGCAGGTCGAAGCGCTTGGCGAACCTCCTACAAAGCCCGCGGACTTGGAGTACTGCCACCACAAAACGCCGTTGACGTGCCCAATCTGAAAGCATGACTGCCGCCCGCCTGTCGGCGCTTGCTCCACGAACCAAGCGCCCTGGTTGTTCATTCCCCCAGGGCCGTCGCCTGAATGCGTGATCACGTCGCCGCTTGCACTGAATGCGGAGAGTCCGTCGCCGCTCGCGACTATAGTGTGCCCAACCAACTTCTTGCGGGTCTTAAGATCAAAGATGACCTTGGGACCCACGGGAGGGGCATCAGAGAGCGCGCTGGAAAGGAACGTTAGCGCCATTTGAGATCACGGCGATTGCTTGAGCGACATTGCGACGTAGGGCCGAAGCAGGTTGCCGCCTCCGTACAAGACCAGGCGGCCTGCTATCTTGACGATCCCGTGCCAGGCCATCACCCCCGGCGCGTCAGTCAGCTCCCACGACACGCCCCCATCCATGGAGCGCGCAAGATAGACGCCCGGCGAATAGATGGCATCGCCATCCGCAAGCATCTGTGCGCCGCCCTGGTGACCGCCGCCCGCCGCTACGCTTGCGATGCAGGTTCCACCGATGGTCCAGGTGATTCCATCGGGAGATCTTTCGGTCCGCCCGGTCACCCGGTTCTGGACCACAAACACGCCATGCGCCTCGCTCCATACGATGCAATCCAGGCGCGTCGTGCCTGGGGTGGGATTGCCTTGATTTGTCCAGGTTATGCCATCGGGGCTCGTTAACCGGTTTCCGAAGGAGGTGACCGCGCAGAAGATCCCGAGCGACGGCGACCAAGTGACGTCAACCACATTCTTGTCGGTCGAAGGGTGCGTTCGCTCAGTCCAGGACGTTCCATTGGTGGACGTGATGAAGCCTCCAGCGCTGCGCGCAGCGACGATGATCGAGCCGCTTTCGCAGATTGCATTTTTATCTGCGGCCGCGCCGGGATCCGTTCGTGCTGTCCACGCAAAGGCACTTTCCGGTGACGTGATAATGCCGCCTCCGGCTCCACTCCCAACAACGATCCACAGGCCACCCGCTACTGCTGAAAACAAAACAACTCTTGCGGCCGCACCGCTCGGGCCGAAGAAGTCTCCAGGCTTTGTTTCCTGGTCCCAGTTGATCGCGTCCCGGGACGACCAAAGCCCATTGTTGGTTATCGCCACGATCCGTCGCTGTGCGCCGCCCGGGGCGCCGCCTTGGTAGCCCATCCCCGTAAACGGATCCGCAGCTCCTATCGTAGCGTTGTCATCCGATGGCCTGTGAAGGGTCCAGTTCAGCCACGGCAGCTCAACAGTCCGGCTGTGCAAGGCTATGATCTGATCCTGGATGGCGTTCAGATCTGCCGACTTCACCGGTGACTTTACGGCGTACGTTGTGTTTCTCGAGAGTGGCAGCGCCATATAGTTTCAGACTCCTAAAAGATCTCGGTCGCAAAGGCTCAGCGGCTCGTCATCACACAAGAAGTGTGTCGACAAAACCACCATGCCGCGCGTGTGGGAGTGTTGGATCCTGTTGACGATCTCCTGCGCAAGGTCAACATCGTAGGTACCTGGCAATGCAGGATTGCGGTAGATGTAGAACTCAAAGATCATCCGCTCGTCAAACGTTGCGGCGACTGCGCGGCTGCGTTCTATCACCTGAACGTCTGAAGGAGAAAGTCCAAGGACTGCAGATAGCGTGTTTCGATAGTCGATCGGGCGCACTCTCAGCCGTCGCGTGAGCAACTCCGTCGCAGCGATCCTGCGCAGCGCAGTGGTGCCGCTCAGCGCGAGCTTCAAGACACGCTCGTAATCTGGAAGCAGTTCAAAAGCTGTGCGTGGATCGGACTCTTCAACGAGGTTGGCTGCGCGATCACTCACTCGCGAAAGCTCGTCTGAGGTGCCGAGCAATAGCTGGTAAAGGAAGGTGCCAGGCGCAGCTGTCCACGCCCGCCCGGGCGGCAGCAACGAACGCTTCATTCGCGCATAGGCTGCGGATGCTATTCCCACGTGATGGCCCCCACTACCGGCAGCTGGCCGAGACCGGGCACCACATCCGCAACTGGTGAAAGCAATTGGTAGTCAGTTACGCCCGCGGCCGCAATTGCGGTCCGCATTCGCGAAAGCAAGATCTTCCCTTGACCCAAACCGTTTCCCGCCGCTCCTTCGCGGAACATCAAGTCGCGAAGCTCAGCGAGCGCGGCCGCCCGTGTTGTGGAGTTGTCTGGCGTTAGCCGGATATCGAAGGGTATCAAGAGTGGGATTGGCGCCAGCGCCGTAACCTCTGCTGTCGTTGGCCGTTCGGCGTCTAACGCAGCTTGAACCTCGGCCACCTTCGGCGCTGTAGGGATTATCTCCGACTCATTGTCGACAACGAACCGCACCACGACCGTGCCCAGGCCGTTTTCGCGGGGGAAAACCCAAACCCGAGTGACGCCGGGAACAGCAAGCGCCCAAGCTTTATAGTCAGCGTCAGATCCGCCCTCGGGAGGTTCCTGCAACCGCTGCAGAAGGCGCGTGCGAAGGCTCTCCAGGTCGCCTTCATCTTCTCCGCCAAGCAGGCCTGGAACGTCGACCGTCGTCTCGGATTCCACGCCCGGGATCGGCGTTTCGAAGGACAGCGTTTCGCCAGGCTCAAGGTCGCCAGCCTTGCCCGCTAAAACCGCTTTTACTCGCAGGTCGAAGGTGGGCAGCGTTACTTCCGCGATCACCTCGTAGGATTGGCCGGCCGCAGACTTCAGGATCGAACCTGCTGGCACGATCGCTCCGGCGTCTCCGGCAACAAGCACTGGGCCAGCTGAGAACTCGGCCGCAGATGGAAAAATCCCATACATGGCGGCTTGGCGACGCAGCATCACCTCTTCCGACGTGTCGGGGAATAGCTGCAAGGCGATCCAGTCCAGATGGCCATGGAGCATGTGCGTAGCCCCGGCCCATACCGGCGCCACCACGTTCGCGACGGCGCGCCTGAGCAGCGGCCCCTGGTTCGCCAGACGACTGTACAGATCTGCCCGGATCCGGGTTATGAGATCCGATAGTGACGGGCGGGCGAACGGCACCCACACGCTAGGATCACAACTCTAACCGGCTGTCAATCCGCTTTGACCTTGTCTGATCCGGTCGCCGGTGGCATGGGAACGGCGGGCGGCAACGTCTGGACTGGCGTGGTCAGTGGGGGCCCCGGAATGTAGAGGTGGGTGTGTAGGTTCACTTTGTCGATCACCTTTTGAAGGTCGCTCATTCTGACAACCGGATCGCTGGCGCCCGAGCTCCCTAGCCTGATGTCATCCGCGCCCATTACCGTTTTCTTGCCCCGCAAAAGCTGTATGGTGTGGCCAGATTCGTCGGTATATACGGCCACCTCGCCGGGCAACATTCCCTTAAAGCGATAGCGCCGATCATCGACAGCAACAACAAGAGGGTGGGCGCGATCACCGTTTGGGAAAACCGCGATCGCCTCGGCGCCGGGGAGCGGAGCGCTTGTAAAGCCATAGTTTTGGAACCGCTCGGCATCGTCTATGTCCTCGCCTTTATGCGCCTCGATCCGGAGAGTCTGGATCTTCGTCTCATCGTCGATGGCATTCACCACCGCGCGCGCGATCGCGTTCGCCAATCGGACCTTGACGGGCCTTAGCAGGATACCGATCTCGCGAAGCGTCTCCTTGTTCACAGCGCCCCCTTTGCGATCTCTTTCCACCTCGTGCCCGCGCCGCCCTTCTTGACGACGGCTCTAGGCTCCGGGGAGAACGCATCGGGCCGCATGAGGGACAGGGTTGCGGTTTCTCCCCCAGGCCCCAGGTCATAGTCGACTTGCGAGATCAGCATGGTGCCGTTAACACCGATCGCTGGGGCGTGGACCTCGGCCAATGTATTGAACGTCCAAAGCTCGCCATTAGGCTGCAGCCACCCGCGCACCGTAATAGAAACCTGCTCCGCCTTCGCCGCGCGCTTGCGTGCTTCCCAGTCGGCTCGCCGCTTCGCAAACTCGTTGTTGACGCCCGTCTCAGACTGGACGAGCAAGACACGGTCCGTGCGCCTCACGCCTTCGTCGATAGCTTCGGCGCGCACCTTCGTAGCTTTGCCCGAAGCCTTGTCAGTCCCGGGGATTTGGGTGACCACAATGTATTTGTGGAAGCGATCAGCGCCGTCGTATTCGACGGAGGCGTTTTTAACGTTGTCACCTTGAACGAGCCGGCCCGCGCGCTTACTCCCGGTCCTGGTCAGGAGAATTCCTCCAGCTCCATCGCTGACAACCAGCGCGCCAGCTGCGCCCACCACCTTCTGAAGCACTCCGAATGCATCTTCGCCGGGGCTTATGGCCACTTTCGCCTGAACCTTCGGCAGCTTAAGGCCCGGCTGCAGGGAAACAGGCACATTGAAGGGCTCACAAATCTTTCTGGCAACATCCAACGCGTCCACGTTCTTAAAGGACCAGCTCTTCATCACCGCCGAATTGTCGACAAGCGCCGCCGCGCGATCTCGCCCCGAAACAGTCAGGGACCGATCCCCTTCGCTAAGCCCAATCGACCGCCGGTCAACGTAGCCATCAATGATCGGCCTGCCGTTAATCTCGATGCGACAATTGTCCTCCTCCACGATCGGCCATGGCTCGCTTTGTTCCGCCCACCTGTCACTGACGCCCAGCTCAAAGGATCCAGCGATGGACTCCATAGACTGGGAGATCCTTATGGACTTCCAGCCGCCGTATCGCTTGCCCCCTACAATGAGGCGCACATCGTTAGCCATTGGAAAGGGCCTTGAGGCGTCCGGACATGAAACCGGGATGAGAGATCTTGTTACGCGCTATGAGGTCTTGCTCTTGATTTACAGAGCCAAACAGCTGGTAGCTGAGGAGCAAGGACGGGACGCTGCTGTTTCGTTCTACGGTGATGATCCGTGAATAGACGGACTCACCGGGCACCGCCAACACGAGCGCCGCCCGCAGGTCGGCCATCGCGGGATAAGCGATGTAGCCGGCGCCAGTCAGGGTGGTATCCAGACGCTTGATGATCCGCGAGCGAGCGGCCGTAGCGTCTTCGATTGTCGGGAAGGCGATCCTTCGGGCGTTGCGAGCCGCCTCTATGATGACGATCCTTCGGATCGCCGCGTTTAGCGCGTCCTGGTTTCTTCGCTCCCGGATCCGAGTGGGAGTCGAGACGATCACCGGCGCGCCGAGGCCCTTATCGAAGATCTGAAACAGTGCCCAAAGCAAGGCATTGGGCACAGGGTCCGCGAGCTCTGCGATCTGCGCCCTGAGCACGCTCGCGAATCCGTCGAACGCGTCCCCGGGCGCCTTCGCCAATGCGCTGGATTTTTCCACCAGCCCCTTGACGTCTTGATTGAGTCGGGCGAGCGGCTGGGCCGACTCGACAAGGGCCCCAAGGGCCGCATACATGGCGGCCGTTGCCGTTTCCAGAGCAGCCGCGGCGCTATCAAGCGCAAAGTTTGCGAGCCCAAACGCATCGAATTCCTCGACCAGCTCGGCGCGCGCGGCCGCGTATGCAGCCTCCGCCGCCTCCTCTAACTGCGCCGATAAGTCGATCTCTTCCGTGGGTGCGGTCGGCCTGTCTGGGGCTTCTTGGAACGTGATGGAGAACGTCGCAATGCCGCCCTCTGCGGAGCTCTCCTTGATGGAGAAATCAGAACAGATCGCGCGTCTTACTCCATAGTACGGATGAACCAACTCCCCCGGCCCTGAGCTATCCTCAAGGGCGGATGCCAAGGCCTCGCGGTGGCGCACGTAGCCATCGCCCAGAAGGTATCCGTCAATCGGAAAGGTCCTCGACTTGCGGCCGAGGTCATCGATGTATGGGTCGTCCCTAAGCGGAAACTCATGCGTGACGGTTCGCCGCCCACCGATGCGCTCGGCCGAGCTCACGAAGAATGGGACGCCACGGAAGGACGCGCCTATAAGCTCGCGTCCGTCTGGCATCCGCACATGCCCTAGATCATCTCGCCAGCTCACAGAGCCCCCATCTGATAGCCAACCGACAGATCAACGTCAGCGCTGGACTTAGGATCGGACGACACTCGAGCGCCTTTGGGCATGTTTGCAAAGTCCACCATCACGCGCGCTTCGCTTGCCCGACCAACGCCTGGCTGAAATTGAGCAGCGGCAGGGAGCTGCGCCGCGCGCGCCATGGTTCCACCGGCAGTGCCCCCAGTCCCTCCGCTGCTGGCAGTGTCATCGCCAATGCCCAGCCACGAAGCTGCTCCCTTTGCCATATCAACCAGTCTCGTGATGCGGGAGGTGATCCCCTCCGTAACGGCGGCCCATTTCTCTAGGACCCAATCAGCGACCGAGCCAGCCGCAGCCTTAATGCCGTCCCACGCGGCTGTGAACGCTTCAGTGATGGCTATCCAGATCGCGACGAACGCAAACTTGATTTCGTCCCAGTTTTTGTAGAGCAGCCAGCCAGCTGCAATCAGCCCCACGATGCCCGCAATGATCCAGCCGATGGGAGTGGTGAGAATGGCAGTGCCAAGCGTTCGCACGGCCGCCACCAACCCTGTCCCCATCAACCTGATCAGCGTGGGCAAGGGGCCGCCCACGAGCTTGAGGACGACCCAGCTCACCTTGCCAAACAGAGCCACGGTGCTGCCTAGCGCTTGAGCCACTGACAAAGCGGCAGCCACGACCTTTACCGAAAGCACCGCGCCCAGCGCTATTCCGGCCCCTTCGGCGCCGCCGATCACCGACCACACTTTGGTCACGACCTCGTACAGGGTAGTTAGAACCGTCCTGGCCTTTTCTATCGCGCCCGGGAGATTCTCAGCAAACGCGGCGGCAAACGCCTTGATCCGGCCCTGGTTGTCCGCGAGGAACTTCTGGAGGTCCAACATCAACGTATTGAGCGTAGGGCCTAGTGCGCCGAGGATGACGCTCTTGACGCCAACCATGGAGGCCTGAAGCTCGCCGAATCGATCCGACAGGCCCTCAGACATACGCGCGGTATCCTCGAGCGAACCTGCGCGCGATGCGAAGCCCTCCATCAAAGCCCTAATGCCGGCCGAGCCTTCGCCCAGCATGCCGATCATCTTTTCGCCCGAACCCCCGAAGGCGGCCGCGGCGAGTGCAGCACGCTTTCCAGGATCCTCGATCTTCTTCATGGCATCGGCCATGAGAAACAGGGCCTCTTTGCTGGACTTCGCCCCTTTAACCTGGCGGAGGAGCGCAGGGGAAACCTTGCCTAGGAACCCGGCGAGCTTTCCGGTTCCCGCCTTTGCTTGGCCGAGGGACTTGATAAACGTGCCTATGCCCCCATCGAGCTCTTCAACACCAACGCCGGCCTGCCCGAAGGCGAAGCGCAGCTGAGCATAAGTGTCGATGCTTTCACCCACGCGATCGGCCGACTTGGCCAGTGCATCGTTTTCCTCCACCATCTCATGGAGGCTGTGGAGCCCAAGGCCAGCGGCGCCAGCAATGGCTCCGACGCCAAATGCGACCTTGCCAGCAATCGCACCCACCCCGCCCATGGCTTTGCCGGCGGCCGTCCACCGCTCCCCAACCTTCGATATGCCTGACGCCTCGCCGAGGGCCTTCAGCCGGTTGTTGAGGCGTCGAACGGGCGCGGTTAGGCGCGAGACCTCCTTATTGATCTTCTGAAGCCCAGCCGTCGCCCGGTCAACAGTGCCGACGATGATCGATAGGGGATATTTCTTTCCGCCAATGCCGGCCATCGTCGCCTCACTTACTGTTTAGCTTGCTTCGCCACACCGCACGCTCGACCCAGAAGCCCAGCTCCTCGGCGTCCATCTCCCAGAGCTCTGACGGCTGGACGTGGAACGGGTCTGCGATCAGGACGCCAAACCAGTCTCGCCAGTCTCTTGGGAAGGCAAGATAAAATCCATGACGGCCTTGCCAACCTCCGTCATGTCTTTGAGTGAAAGCTCACCGATGGCGTGATCGGTCTGGCCAGAGCATCGCGCGGCCAACTTGAGCACGCTGTCCATTTCAAGGCGGAACCCGCCGTCCCCTATCGTAAGGCTAATGCCTCGGAGGTCCTTCGCCTTGGGCTGTCGGAACGTCAACCTTTCGATGAGCTCAGAACCCGCCTTGATGGGCGACGTGAGCTCGATTGTCACGGAATCACTCACGGCTTGATCTCCTCTGCGCTTTTGCCTTCAAAGCGGACTTCGATATTTCCTTCTTCGGTGTTGCCGGTTCCATCACCTGCAAACCACGCCCGACGAAGGGCGATCATCTTTCCGTTTGCCAGGTCAAGCGTGACGGTTCCATTTTTCATGGTCACCAGCTTTTCGAGATCCATCTCATCGCTGTCAGTGATTTCACCTTCGATGAATGCGATCTGGGGCTTTTCGGTGTAGCCGTGAACGGTGTCGGCCCCGATGATGCCTTCCATCTTTGGCCGGCCGAGGTTGTAGGACCAATTGCCCTTGACGTCCAGCACCTCGCCGTCAATCTGGACCTGGATAATTCCGCCTCTACGTTGCGACGCCATGATGTTTATCTCCTAAGTCTTACAGCCGGAAGGGGATGGATATGGCCGTTCCGATCAGCTGATTGATCAGGTCTGGCGGGAGCAGAAGGTCGAGTCGATTGGGATCGACCTTGTTCCTCTCCACAACGATGTCTGCCTTGAACTGGTCGAAGTTCTCGACCAGTCCCATTTCTTCCATCTCGCGAAACCAACCTATGGCTTCGCTCTTGCCAAGCTTTGGCGTCATCACCTTTTGCCCAGCTCCCAAGCGCGTGCCATCGTCGGCCAACTTGTGGCGAGGGTACTTTTCTTGCCAAAGAACACGGAAGGAATAGCGGAGATACATCAGTGTTAGCAACGTCGTCAGGTCGAGGTAAGCGGTGCTTGGCGAACCCGAGGCGTTGGTCTGGTAGGTCGTGATCAGGCGCTCCAGCTGCACACCGCCGCCCGCGGCTGGCCGTGTGGTGGCGATGCCATCAAATAGCAATTCGTTGCGTTCTTTGGTCATGAACAGATCGACTTCCGCAGGCGGCAAAGTGTGCTTTAGCGGGAGCGTCTGGAAGGGCCGCGCAGGTTCAGCCGCTCCATGGTAAGCCACCAGGCCGGCGACCTCGGCGGCGAATTCGCTCGGCGGGGTGAGCGGGTTCTGCCCCGGCTGCGCCACGATTACCGAGTGAGGGCTGTTTCGGGTGTTGCCCAAAGTCACTAACGTTCCGAAGCTGCCAGCGGCGGAACTGATGATGACGCCGTCGATCATGCGCATCGGACCGAAGCGATCGGCAAATTCATCCTCAAGAGCGCTCAGGCTGGTGGCATCCGTATATGGGTTGGCCACCACGTGAAACCAAGAATCACCCAAGGCTGCAATAAGGTCCGTGAGCGACGGGTTGGCAGTACCACCGGACAGCGGGACTACGGTCACCGTTACGCCCGTTGGCAACGATTCGTCATCGCGGTAGCTGGTCCGAATGTTGTAGGAATTGCCCACCAAGCCCTTGTGGCGATGGGTCACCGTCACGACGGTGGCGGCCGAGGTGGCAGTAACGGGCAGGTCCGTTTTCAAATTGATGGCTGCGGCGACCGCCGTGGCGATGCTGGCAGCAGTCGCCCCAGCGCCCACGCCCACGGTGATTCGCTCGCCGCCCAAATAGAGGGCGATCGTGCCCGCGCCTGCGTCGGCTGCTGCGATGGTCAAAGTCCCAGAGGCAGCCACGCCAGCGCCATCATCCTCCAGCAACCCAAGCCACGTCTCCGTGCTCTTGTTGACCTTGAAATATGCGATTGCGTTCCGGTGAGCGATGGAGCCACGACCCGCAAGCTTTCCCACCTGGTCAGGACTGGTGACCCGGTAAAGGTTGTTCGGCAGGCCAGTCCCGGAGGGAAGCATTTGCCCAATCAGGAGCGCGCGATACGCGAGCAAAGCAGGGCCCTGTGAAGCATTCGACGCATCGAATTCTGCAGCGACGAACGGGACGCGGAGACTATTTGGAATCTGGTTGTACGTGATCGTCATGGTGTTCCTCGCGTTCCTCGTTTTGCGCTTCCGCTTGAGCGGCCTCTTCGATGAGCACAACGTCGCCGGCAGCTAGCCGACGTCGCCAAAAATTATTGTCAGTGACTTCGGCGCCCTCGATCGGCAGCACTTGATGAGTCAGGGGGTCACGCACCCGGAGGCCTTCGGCCGGCTTAACTTTGATCATGTTGGCTCCTGCAAAATGATTGTGTCGTGGGCGTCGGACCCATCGTGTCGGTACGTCACGGCAGCAGTGTTGAAATCGTCGAAGGCGGAATCGTGGACCTTGACCCTCGTCCTGTAGGTGACGGCGTAGGTCATGGACAGGAAGCCAAGGTGATGCTCGCCATCGTCCTGCACTTCCATATTCGTGTCGGCCAGGATCGACTGGGCAGCCGTGTCGCCAAGAAACGGATCCCGCTCCATGATGTCTTCTATCCGCTCGGACAGGTCGTCCATCGCGTCCCACGGATTCTCAGCCGGCGCCACCAAACCCTCAATAACCAGAGTCAGGTCATGAGTTAGCTCGCGCGGCGCGGTGGCAACGCTGTCAGATTGGACCGTGTCGTCTGGGCAGTAGACCGTCAAAGTAGGCAGGTCCTCCCAGTTGAGCGCTTCGATCTTGTCGCGGACGGCGGCGCCAGTGTGGCCAGCCTCCAGCATCTGAAGCACCTTTTTTCGGATCTTCATGCGCTGGTGCATTTAGACCACGGCTCGCTTCAGTATCAGAACAACCGAGCCGCCCAGCTGCCCATCGGTACGGCGTTCTTGAACGTTGTATGTAACGCCGTCAACGATGACCAGCGGCCTGCCGCGGAACGGATGAGGTGGGAGATCTGAAAGCTTCAGCCAAACTGCTGGGCTTACTTGCTCCACGTCCGAATTGCCCTGGTCTGACAACACGTAGCGCGGATCAAATATGCCTTTCACCGGGACAGCTGCGCCGGCCTCAGGTTGAAACACGATCGAGACGCCGCCCAGGTGACCTAGGACGGCGCGATCGAGGTTTTCAACGAGGGCGGCGAAGTCCACGGCGGTTATACGACGGCGATGGCGTTGAGTCGGACGTTGACCCGCAGGTCACCGGCGAGCGCGGCCTTTGTGATGGCCCCGATCAGCCTGTCCGCGGTGTTGGTGCCGGTGACCACCTTGGCATCGTTGTCCCAATAGGCGGGAGCACCTTCAGCCAGCGCGCCCGCTGCCTTTGGCAGGTTGAACACGCCGTTGATTTTCCCTTCGAACTCCTCGCCCGCTAGCGCGGAGATCGCCGCCACAACGAACAGCGAGCCGATCAGGTATGCGTTGCCAGACACCACGCCACCAACGGGCGCGGTGAACGTGCAGACGTCTCCCGGTTGTACGTAATTGATCATGAAATTTCCTTTGCTCTCTCAGTCAGTCGCTAACGAATGGTTCCGGAACGCAGCAGCTCTTACTGGCCAGCGTTCGTTACAGTGGCGCGGTAATCGATAGCGCCAACGCCGTAATCGAGGCGTACCTTCCACTCGACTCCGTCGATGCGCCAACCCTCTTTGGTCTCTAGGTAAGGGTCTTCCTTGCCATCCAAGAAGACGACCTCCAGCGCTGGGGCAACAGCGACGTCAGCGAAGATGTATCGACGGTTGCCGGAGATTCTGGCCGTGTCGATGATCGTGGTGAACATGCCCGCCGACTTGTTTGGGATCAGCATCTTGGCGTTCACCCCGGGGTCAATATCGTACTGGGCCTGGTTGATGTTCTTAGCTAGGCCACCCTGTGCTTTGGAAACAAGCAAGATCGCTGGCTCTAGGTCCAGAATCTCATTGGTGCCAATGTCACGTTGCACGCCCATGAGAACCCGATCGGCATCCAGAGCAGCCACGCTAAGAGCAGCGGCTGGGCTGATATTCCCGTGGTCTGCGTGATACAGCGTCTTGCCATCGTTCATGATGGGGCCGAGTCCGTTGTTGAGCGCCAAAAGGTCGTAGGTGTCCAACTCGATTGACCGTTTGGCCATGCGACCCAACTGTGCGCCCAGCGTCGAAAAAACGTTCATGTCGTCGTTGATCAGCATCTGCCGAGTCAACCCAACCATATTTCCCTTGGTGTCAGCGCTGATATCTTCCTGCTCACCGAGAGGAAGATCGAGATTTTTGTACTCGCCGTGTTCGTTGACCTTTTGCAAGCGTCCGAAGGAGCCAAGCCGGAGCCTGCCGTGTTTCCTGAAGTCGGAAACGCTCCCTGTCTTCGCGAACTTGTTCCACGTGTCAGGCTGGATAGCGTATGCGGCGAGAATAATCCGATGAAGGACGCCTTCGAGCAGCATTGGAAAATCCGACGTTGCGTTGTAGCCGGTCCGCAAGGTCATGGCCTTGCCGAGAACTTCCATCTTGTCCATGCCGCGAGCGTTGATGCCCGCGCGCTCGAGCGATTGGCGAGCTAGCTCGGTGAACGTCAAGCCACGGAACTCGCCCGGGTCGATCTTTACCGTCTCTCCCTTCATGCGAGCATAGTTGACGACCAGCGACTCGGTGGCTGAGCGTCGGATCAGCCAATCGCTTGCGCCGCGAAGCCACTTGTCTCGGCTGTCGCCGCCTTTGACGGTTTCAATGCGGCCGGCGTCTGCTACCACTGGAACCATTTCCTGCTCCCTTGCAGCAAGGGCCAACTCGCGAAAGTTCTCCAAAGTCGTCCCAGCCCTCACGTGCTCGGAAATGAACTCAGCTGAACGCCCGAGGACCTTTCCCCACTTCTCAATGTCAGTGGCCCGCGTTCGCTCTTCAGCGCGTGCTTCGGCTTTGGCCTTCTCAACGTCTACGGGCGGAACTGCGCGTGCGGCGTCGACAACAGCGGGCGCTTCCTTCTTCTCATTCTCTGGGGGCATGTGAAAGATCTCCTGTTTTCTAACGATCACACACGGGTTTGTTTCAATTCCGCCCGCGCGAACATAGGCCCCATCGTCGGCGCCTATTGGAACCATGCTCAACTCCATCGGCTCCCAATCGGTCGCGCGATAGACGGGCAGTGCGCCCTCTTTTTCCTCAACAAGCTCAAGGCGATAGACGCGGTACCCAACGCTAACGTTGCGTATGATTCCGTCCTTAACCTTCTGGAAGATTTCCTCGCTTATGGGGTCGCGAGCGAAGCGAACGATCGCCGTTGGAAGCTTGCCAAGTTTGGCGCTTTCAACGATGCCAATCACGTCGGTCAAGCTGTCCGACCGATGGCTATTCAGAAGAGGCGCGCGGCCTCCTCCGATCCGTCCCATTCGGACGTGCTTGGGATCCAGGCTGAGCTCTTCTTCAAATGGATCACTCCAGAACCCGCCACGCTTCACACGCGAGCCGGTGGTCCATATGATCTCCGCCGTCCGCTTCTCCTCATCTACATGACCAACCTCGGCGCGCAGATTCAGTGGCGCGACGTCGTGGGTTGTGACTGAGTCCTTTATCGGCACCCGTAGCCTAGGATCACAACTCTAACCGGCTGTCAACACTCCTACGATTCGGCGCCGTCCGAATCTTCTTCTTCCGCTTCCGGCTCTTCTTCCGGCTCTGGGGGCTCTGGCTCTTCCTCCTTTGGAGGCGGCTCCTTTGCGGGAGCGGACGCCACCTGCTGAGCTTGCCCACCTGTAGTTGTTCGCCGCGGATCAGAGTCGAGCACGATCTTGAGCCTGTCCAGTCGCTCATTGTCGGCGGCGATCTGGGCGAAGTGCGTTTCGGGATCCTCGCCTAGCTCGCGAAGGGCGCCGCTTAAGCTCTGCATGCCGGAGCGAACCAGGCGAGTGTAGGCCAGGCCCTCCTTGTCAGGATCCAACATCGGCATAGGGGGCGGCGACCATTCCGCCCTTGGAATTTCGCGCCAGCCACTCAACGTCGCGAGATCTTCCATGACCCACTTCCAAACTCCTTCACACATCTGGGGAATGAGCATGTTCCACCTCCAGCTGTGAACGTTCGCCCAGTGGGCAAGGCGCGCCATCCGCGCGCTTGAGAAATTCACTTGGCTGTAGTCGCCGGTCAGATCCTCATAGGTCACGCCCATACCTGCAGCTATGCGCCGGAGGTTGTTGCGCGAAAACATGTCCTGCCCTGGAATGGCGGGAGGCTGCGCGAAGCTAACCGTTTCTCCGGGATTGAGGTACGAAACCATGCCTGGCTCCAGACTCTCCACCGGATCCTCCTTCGCGACGGGAAGACCATCAGGCCCCAATTCTGTTCGGGTCCCATCGTCCGCTTCCGACACAAAAGCGCCGAAACAAGCGGCGATTTTCTGCTGCATCAAGCTTGCGTCTTCGTAATCGTCGAAGTCGTGCAGCCGCGCGATGGAGGACGCAAGCCAAGGAACCCCGCGCATTTGGCCGGGCCGGTTGACTTCGTAGCAGTGGATCACCCGACTTGCGTCAACGCGCTTGCTTTCGTTCGCCCCTGTCCAGAGCAGCGCCCCGGGGTGCTTGTCGTAAATCCAATAGGCCACCCTGCGGCCTCGCCCATCCAACTCAATGCCGCTGATGATTGGGTTACCGTTCGGGCCGGTGCAACTCTTGGCAGTGTCGAGGTAATCAGGCTCAAGCACTCGGATGCGGAAGGGCACGGGGAGTGCGTCGTTTTTGTTGGCAGCCTCTTTGACGATTAGGACCTCGCCCGCTTCCACGATGGTGGTCATGGCCAGCGCCTGCATGCCAGCAAACGGCATGGTCCCGTCGTAGTTACAGTTGGGGGAGTCTGCCCACGCCTTCCAGGCCTGAATCGCCTTCTTCGAACGCGGCCCCGTCACCCTTGGAGAGATCCCCCATCCAACGGTGTTGTTGACGATCACCTGAACGCCTCGCTTCGCCCATCCGTTATTGCGGCGCAAGTCTCTCGACAAATCACGCAAGGTTGCCTGATCGGTCACGAGCGCTGCATTCGCATCCGTGCTTTGCTTTCGCCAGCCCACGGTCCGCCGGCTCGCCGCCGCGGCTTCATAGTGGCGCGCATACATGCGAGCCGCCACGCGGGCGCGCACACGCTTGAGGCCCCATGCCGGAGCGATGCTGATCAGGGCGCGATCGAACCACGACAGCCCCACGCGGGCGCGATCATTCATCGGAAACCCTTCGAGAACGAAACGAAGCGGCGCGATTGGCGGCCCTGGTGCAGCTCGGGAAATAGCTGCTGTTCCATTTCCTTCAACAGCGCGCGCATTTGCTCGAGCCCGTGATAAGTGACGGATCGGTTAGAGGGCCCCCCACCAAACGAGATCGAGGACACGCCGCTGGCCACAGCGGCTTTCAGCGTTTGGTATTCCTGGTCGGTCCACGCCACGCCATTGGCAGGATCACAACTCTAACCGGCTGTCAATTACAACGGGCCCACCAGGGCGCACACTGCCACACGGCGCCTTATGTTGACCGACTGAACGTACCGCGTTATGCCGATAGTTTTTGCTAGCAGAAACCACTGGCCTTACTCTTAATTCACGGGGCGGAATTGACCGCTCCAATAACCCCAAGGTCCCGCAATGAAAAATCTGGTTTTGGCTTTGCTCAGCGTCGCGTTGGTTGCGTGTTCAGGTGATGACGGCGCCGAGTGGACGCCCGACGCCGACATGATGACGCCAGATCCACAGGAGGACATGGGCGAGGCCGAGGCCGATGCTGGTTTGCCTTCTGACTCCATGCCTGCCACGAAGCTGGACACGGCGCCCGCCACCGACACGAAGCCCCAGCCGCAACCGGTGGACACCATGCCGCCCAAGACGGACACCATGCCCCAGGTGGATCCCGAGCGCAGCCCGCCACGCAGCTGTGAGGAGTGGCGAGTGCATGCAGTACCCTCGCGTGGCTGCATTGTGATTACAGGCGCGTCCTACTGGCTCAACCCAGACTCGATCTATTCGCCCTGCACCCTCATGCTTGCGGCGCCGACCAACGAAAAGTTTTGCTTCTATAACAAGTTTGCGAACGTCCACTACTACAGGACAAAGGAAGCTGGTGGCAATATGGTTACCGTTCGAATCACCGCCACCCCGAACGTTGCCAACTGCCCATGCCTCTAAAGAAGCCGACCAAGAGCCCTGCAGGCGGACGACCTCGCACGCCGCGAGGCGGACTAGAGGGAGCCCAGCTCCCACTTCGCATAAGCAAAGAGGAGCGCGCCAACGCGGACGCTCGAGCCGCGGCCGCTGGCATGACGGCGAACCAACTGGCCTACGAGGCTTGCAAGAGGGCTGGTCTGTTCCGGCCTTTGAAGGGGTCGTGATGAGCACGCCGCCCGAGGGATACAAGTTTACTGATGCGCCAACCATCCACGCCGGCAACGGCCGGTACCTGATGTGGCACCCGAAGGAAGGATTCGAAGAAGGCAACGATCTGCCCGAGGGATGGCGCTGGCTCGCGTTTGATGATCGACTTCAGCCCAGGTTACGGGCGCTTCCATAATGGCAACCTAGCGCCGCTTGCCTAGCCATCCGCCCTTGGGGGCGCCCTTCGCGCGGCCCTTGAGCCAGTTGCCTGGAGACATTGGCGGCTTTGCTGGGCGCGGTGGAGGGGGAGGAGGAGCCGGCGTAGCGCTTGGCAGGGGAGGCGGCAGCGCGGGCGCCGCTTGCTTGAAGCGATCCAAGCCCTTCACGCTGGCCGCCGCCCGAGCGTAAACGCGGCAGTCAAGCCAGTGGTTTTCTCGACCCGGGATCACGTGCCATTCCGTGACGGTCCGACCTTTCCGATCGCGCACGCTCACTAGATGCTCGGCCGTCACCTGCTTAAAATACTCTTCAGCGTATTCGGGGAAGTGGCACCAACCGGCTGAATGGTTCGCGCCTTGCTCAGGTTGGCGGAGGCCCAGCCAGCCATACAACTCTTGCTTTGCGATTGCGCCGTAAACTGGCGTGACGCGATAGCCGCGCTGGTGCCGCTTGCCATTGATCAAGATGTCTACAGCGGAGGATGGCTCCACCAGCGTGCGCCCCGTCGAAACGCCTTTGACCGCCATCACGCGCGACATGGGATAGCGCCGGGCCCAGTTGTAGACGGTCTGAGTGTTGTAACCGCTGTCGACGGCCATCATGCCGATCGAGAACACGCGCCCATCGGCGGCGTGAAAAGACCTGTTCAGCAGCGCATCCAGCTGCGCCCACGTTTCATCCGAAGCGCTGTCCCCATGAAGGATCCCGGCCTCGATTGACCAGCTCTCTTTGTTGGTTGCCCACCCAACCACTTCGTAAACGAGCCGGTCTTTCTGCACGTCCACGCCCGCAGTGAGTAACACCACTCGATCGCTTGGAACGGATCCGATCTCGTATTCTTCGCGTCGGTTGTAAAGGCGCTCCCACTCTGGGGCTTCGCCTTTCTCACGCCACGTTTCGCCCAAGACCGTGTTGACGAATGTCTTTAGGATCTCCGGGCCCTTCGCGTTGGCCTCCACAAACTCGGCGGCAAGCTGTCCCCATGAAGCATTCGGTGACAACGAGTAGCCCGACCAGATGTGAAAGGACGCATGCCCGGAAACGGGCCCATCGGCGCGCCACTCACCCGCGTAGATCATGTTGCGCTTGTCTCGCTCCTCGATTACGCATCCGTTTTCGCTGCAAACAAGGTAGGCATTCTCAGGCTGGCCGGCGGGCCACTGCATGTAATGACCGCGGCCGTCCTCCCGCTTGCTGAAAACGAGGATATCCATGTGTCCGCACTGGGGGCAGGGCACGTAATAACGACGCTGATCGCCCACTAAAAACAGGTCTTCAATGCGTGATTTGCCTGCGATCAGGGGGGTGGAACCCGCAATTATCTTGCGATTCCAGTAGTATTCCGACCGTCTGATGCCGAGCTTGATCTGATCACCTTCGGTCCCTGCGCTTGGTGGGTAGCCGTCCACCTCATCGAAGATCACCACACGGCGGCTCACGCGGCGGAACCCACGGCCGCTGTTGGCTCCAACCATGCTCAATGATCCGCCCGGGAAGTTCTTGGCGAGGATGGTAGAACCCGACACGCGCGTGGTGGGCTCGTTGGTTATGGCGGCCAACACGGGAACATCGCGCAGCATGGGCGCAATTTCCTCCTTCGAGAACCCCTCCGCGTCCTCGACCGTGGGTTGAACCACCATGATCGGACACGGATCCTGGTGCATGAAGTAGGCGATCGCGGCGTCGATCACCTTGGTGTAGCCCACGCGGGCGGACTTCATGACCGTTATCTGCTCGATCGTGGGGTCCGTGATCGCGTCCATGATCCCTTTTTGATATGGGATCGTGTGCCATTTGCCGGGTTCTGCCGCGCTTTCGGGGCTGAGGTAGAAGTATTTGTCAGCCCAATCGGAAAGGGCGAGCTCTGCCGGCGGGCGCAAAGCCTGCAGGGTGCCTGCGAGGAAGTGGGCGGCCCGGATCATTCGGTGGGCTCCACCTGGTCGTCACCCTCGGCGGCCAGCTCCTCGAGGGCTTCGCGTATCAGGGCGGCCAGCTCGCGCACGTCCTTGGTGTGGACGTGGGGGCAGCGCTGGCGAAACTTGGTCGGGACGCCGAGGAGGTGGGTTTTTACCTGCGTGTAGGCCTCGAGAACCTGCGCCCTCATCTCGGTGGCGTTGACCATGATGCCTTGGAGCTCGGCCAGCTCGAGTTCCGCTACCTCGGCGGCGGCCCGTTCCTTGCGCGCCAGCGCGGCCTCGCGGATGGCCCGGGACTTGAAGTAGTCGGGTGTTGCTTCGGCTTCGGTTGGGCCTGCCACATCGATGGGCCGCACCAATGCTGGCCTTTCCGGGGGCAACTCGGGCGGGCGGTTAGGCAACGGGCGGGTGTTGCGCGCCCAAAGTTCATCCGCAACACCCGCGCTTTTGATCTTCATCTCGCCCTCGTGCTCCACCAGCGCCCCATCCAGCTTGCCGGCCGCGATCGCGCGCGAAACCGTGGACACGTTGACGCCGCGGAGCTTTGCATAAGCTCGCATCGAAATGGGCGTATCGCCGGTTACCTCGTCATCGTGTGATCGTATGGTCATGTGAGCCAAGGCCTGCGTTAATTTCTAACGCGGTCGCTGAATCGAAAGAATGCAGTGGTTTTGGGGGGTTAAAAGGTGGTTGTAAGGGGGGTTACAGACATGGTTCGCCAGGTTGGCGATCTCTGCTTCGCGCCTGGATACGACACTCCGGATTGCCCGTTGCATGTTTTGTGAGGCCCATTACCTAGTCGAATTGCGCGAGTTCCTCACC